AGTTTGTTTTACGTTTAATTCTGTACGCTTTTGCAGAAGTTTATGTGTATTATCAAACGTATAAAAGAGAATATACTCGGACATTTTATTCCACACATGTGCTTCTTCTTTTACTACATAACCATCCATATATCCTTTTTTAGGCGAACCATCAAATCGTTTATTCCATACAATCATCTGACGAAATTTTAAAGACGTATTCTTTTTCAATGAAATCATAAGCTCTGCAATTTGTTCCATATCGTTATGAAACAGAAAGAATGAACCATTATCTTTTAACTTAGTTTCAAGTTTCTGAATAATACTCGTGAGCCATTCAATATAGTTATCAATTGTGTCCCACGTATCTTTTCCAATATTGTAAGGTGGGTCAATACAAATACATTGAATACTTTTTGCAGTTACACTATCCAATTGAACCAGTGCATCTCCTTCATAGAGTTGCATATACTCTGTAATATGTAGAAATATCTATGTTCGTTTTTAAGTTAGATATAAAACGAAATTGGTTTAAGTATAGTATTGAATAGCAGGATGACAATCTATATCGGCTACCCAATTACCTACGAAACTGCATGTGAATTGTTCAATACTGAACACAATGTTGAGAAACTTATTAACGATGCAAATTTGGAATTTCATTACACGGATAAGGGTCAGTATATTCTAGGACTCCGTATTCATGAATCGGTTGGAACACTATGGGATTTCAAGAAAGCAGATGATATTATTATGCTCATTCTGCAATACAAGAAGAAGTTTGTACAATTAGTAAAACAGTCAGGAATTTGTACCTCTAATTTTATGTTCTATGAAAAAGAAGGCGATTCTGTGTATGTAAGTAATCCAGAGCCTTGTGTATTTGTTTGTTAAACGCTCCGAATAAATTCCCACTTTAGATACTCACAGATTTTCTGCCATATAAAATCATGTGCAATCAATCTATCACGAGATTTCAGTAATGGAAAATACACTTTATATTCATCTAATTCTAATAATTCGAAGAATTTGAATAGAATATAAGAATATGAAAGAAAATTAGTGCGGTCATCAGGACAGTACAGCAAAAAAGGAGCTTGTATTTCTTGGAACATGGTTCGTATTTTTTCCTCAATCTCGGGTGTAATGGTCGGGGGAGGGTTTCCGTTAAGTCTTGAAAGGATGTGTGTGGCATGTTCGTAATACTTACTTCTGTTAAGCTTCTTTAAAATCTCACGCATATCTTTTTCAGTCAATTCGGCTACATTGGTAATACGGCGTTTACGAATTTCTACAATCACTTCATTCATCACATCTTCAGGAATAATAGTAGATTCTTTTGCTTGAAACTGATTTAAAATCTCATTTAGGTGATTAATCTTTTTATATGCATAATTATTACGTTCTTTTGGTGGGTCTCTAAAACTAGGAAAATCACTGACAACTAGCATATATTCTTCTGAACCACATTTAGGACATACTAAAATACCTTCTTCCGATAACTCTTCTCTTGCTACATTACATCTATCACAGTGCTCTGTAACAATTTTCTTCTCTTCTGCAGTTTCATTACCAGTATTCAGTCTCATACGTGAAGTATATTCTTCAAATAACTGTTTTTTAGAATACCCTGAATCTGTAGGAGCATTTGTACTCAAAAATTTAACAAATGTATTTTGGTCGGCTGGTGTTGTTGTCATCGATTGTATTTTATCCGATGCATCGTAATATTTCAACATAATATCTACATTTTTCATATAATAATCTTTGAGTGGGTCGTCTTGTTTCAATCTATTTGTAATAGACTTTAATTCTTCATGTAATCGAGTAATTTTTACAATATCTTTTAAATCTACTGATTTTTCAATCAACAGTAATTCTTTTTCAATTTCATGTCCTCGTTGTTTTAAATCTTCTAAACTAATGGTAGTCTCTTTCATAGTGGAAATAAAAGTCTGATGAATAGAATCTAGCGTTCCTGAAACTATTTCAGGTTGTTTAGAACGCACTATTTCACGAGACTTTTTTATGCGAAAAATATTATCCATTTATTAACTTTCACTTGCCTCCCTGAAAATAGAGAACGGCTAATAAGATTCCTGCAACGACTACTGGAATTGCAGAATGGTTTGTAAACGATTCAGTTGGCGTTAAAGCCGGAGGACAATTTGAAATATCAACTTGAGTACAATTTGCTGTACTATAATCTGGACTTAGTTTGGTACTAATAAACTGATAAGGACTTCCACTTGTTACATTGCATTTGTAACATTCACATGGAGGAGAACTATCTGCGCTCAGAGAACTGAATAAATATAAAGGATTTAATCCTTCAATATCTCCTACGACACCGGGTAAAAGACCATTGAAATCTGCCCCTAGTTCGCTAATAGATGCAGGTAAATCGGCTGAACCAGATGACAGATTATTAATATAATTAAATCTCTCACGACTAGAGCCGTCAGGAGCCGTACATGTACCACCTGTATTCACATAAAACTGGTTACCTAGTGGAGGGTCACCACTAATCATAGTTTTCACATATGTTCCAATCGCACTTGCATTTCTACCTAGTTGTGAGAAGGTTCCAGCTGACCCAACACCTAAGGCTGAAGGACCAGGGATATTGTCCGCATAACTGTATGCAGGACCTAATAAATCTGTTTCTACATTAGAAGCTCCACTGGTTATATCAGACCACAAAGAGTTGTCTCCCATTATTTACACTGTAGGTTTTTGATATATTCGAAACACTGTAATCTGAAGGATGGATTTACAAGTGAGCATGGACGTTGATACAGAATAGTAAGAGCCATCATATCAAACGTATAGTGAAACTTTTTACATCCATACAGCAAACATAAATACCCGCTACGATTAATTCCGCATTGACAATGAACGTAAATAGTTTTTACGGAAGAATCTTGTAGAAAATCATTCATACAATTTTCAAATTCAGGAAACCATTTTGTAATATCTACATCATTCGAATCTATCGCTTGAATGCAATGATAATTAGCTGGATAGGTATTTCGAAACCAAATTGGGCTATGTTCATCAAACGCACAATTGATAACGTGTGTGATTGAATGTTCTTGAACAAATTCAGGAGTTAAATCTTTCCCTGACCCGAAAAGAATATTGGTATGAATTTTTGCAGGTGGGTCTCTTTGCCATCCTTTCGTAAATTGCCTATAAAATCTGAAACAGTCGTCCATACTTTAAAGATATGGTCTAGTTGAAAACGAATACATTTTCCATAAAGATTCTAAGTAGTAGAATGGATTACAAGGCATTTCACAATACACATTTGCATTATGCAACAATAAGTAGGCGTGGCAAGGTTATAGCAAGCTCAAGAAATAGGATTGGCAGTAGGTCTCGTGGATGCGGATGGTCCGACCAGACTATACATGCAGAACGAGCAGTTGTGAAATCTCTTGGTGATGTTTCACAACTTCACGGTTGTATTCTGGAAGTGATTCGAGTAAACAAACAGGGCGATTATCTAAACTCAAAACCTTGTGATGGATGTATGAAGTTTCTAGAGAAGTGTATTAAGCAGTATGGATTGCTTAAGGTTCTGTATTCTGTTACACTAGAAAAGGGAACTGCCTAATGCTCCAAAAATATATGCAACTACAACTGCGACTGCGGCAAGAATAGCTGCACCCATATACGAAGGTACTCCTCCGGATGTGTAGGTATTGGGAATGTACTGCAGAATTAATGAACGAGGAGTAGATAGAGAAATAAGAATAGCAGCAAGAAAGAAACCAAAATAAACCATAGCATTTTTCACCGCCATTTTAGCGGTGTGAAACATGTGAGTCTGATTGACTAATGTGGATGCAGGCTTATTCTGAGAGGAAGGAGGGGGTAAAGGGTTGATAAAAGGGTCACCTCCACCCGTAACCATTGGTGCGAACGCAGTAGCATTCTGTACCTGACCGCCACCACCGAGAAGGTCATCTAAATTTGTTGCTCCTTCCATTGTGTTTATTTAGAAGAGGGTATTTCACAACGACTATCTTCCGCAGAATATTTATAGCATTTTTGATTATATTTAATTATTTGACCTTCTACATCTGATACAGGTAAAGCAAGAGTAGACTTTGTTTTAATAGGTTTATGAAATAGCATAATTGCAGTACCAAACCCTATCAAAAAGGAGAAAAATGGAGAAGTTTTCGTATTTCTAAAAATCTGTATAATACGTGACAGTATCATTTGTGTTGTGATGCGATGAAATTAAGCGAGGTCGCTTTATCTGTACATGGGACTTCTGTAGCTTTAAATTTTACACAACCCGAACCCGTATGCATAGCACTTGAATCATCTGGAGTTGGTAGATGCATATCTTTTCTTACAGGTGGTTCAAAAACAGCTACAATTAACATACCCACTAAAAGACCAATAAAAATCCAACTTAGTGAGAACATCTATTATCTCTTGAAACACATAAATGTCCAAAGATATGATTTTATTCATGCTTACTCTGAGAAATCAGGTTAAGATATATCATTGGGAAACGTTAAGTTATCCTCGTCATAAAGCTACAGATGATTTAGTCGACAATCTTGACAAGAATATTGACAAGTTTGTAGAAGTCTATGTTGGAAAATATGGTCGTCCTAAAATAGGAAAGAGCTCTATTAAGATTCATGATTTTCACGATAAAGAAGCTCCTAAGTTATTACAAACCGCAATTAAAGTATTAATAAATGAATTACCAAAAAAACTAAAAAGCACAGATACAGACTTATTAAATATTCGTGATGAGATTGTTGCTGATTTAAATCAGACATTATATCTGTTTACATTTCATTAAGAAGAATACTTCATTGTTAAGACCTAATCTAATGCTACACTGACTCTTGCATTTATTACTGGTGTTTGTGCAAATTGAATTGTTGTTCCAGTTGTGTAACCATATACTCGTAATGAAATAGTGCTACCAGCTGTAATATATGTCGGAGGAATTAAAAGATTCATAGGAAAATACATTTGTGGACTAATATTTAGAATAGCATTATTAATATTTTTAATAGCAAGTAAAGGTTGTTCTGTTGATTGAGTTGGTGTAACATAATATACAGACCAGTAATTTGAATTATTAACATTAAAATCATATAAAGCCCACCCATCCCAGTATACAAAATTACCGGAAGACCAATTAGGAGGAACATTAAACTGAATCGTGGATGCTAATGTCCAAGTACTTTGAGTCCATACAGTACTATTTGGTAAATTTGTTATTGTTCCAGAAAGAGTTGTTCCAGTAAGAATGTATTGAAGAGCTTGTATATTTACAGGTCCAGTAGCACCGGTAGCACCGGTAGCACCTGTAGGACCCTGAGGTCCAGTAGGACCTTGAACATTTGCTAGAAGTGATGTATGAACGTGGCTTACAGTTCCATCTCTAAATTCAATTGTTGTATGTCTATTATTTCCTGTAAAAACAGCATATAATCGCATTCTAAACCGTTTTGTTGTATCGGGTAATGTCGTAGTTGGAACTAGAAGAGAATATGTATATATTTGTTGTAAATCTTTTGTTACATCTACAGCTGTAGCAGAACTTCCTGTTGCAATTAATACTGGATTACTTACTCCATCTGAATCAACACGATACAAATCAGGATAATACGATACACCATCAGTTGTAGCACTAAAATATATATTGAAATCCCAATATCCTCCTATAACAACCGTAGAAGTCAATGTAACAGTTGCATCGGTAACAAATGTACCTAAAAGAACAGTAGCATTTGAATGATTACCCGATGCAATAGTCGTTTGTGTTCCAATATTAGGATTCAATGAAGCACTTCCAGTTTGAGGTGCATTTCCTCCTGCAGTATCCAAAAATAATACTACTCCACTAGAAATTCCATTTGTACCTGCAGAACCAGTAGGACCAGTGGGACCTGTTACAGTAGAACTTGCTCCTGTAGGTCCTGTACGACCAGTAGGACCAGTAGGACCAGGTACAGTAGAATCTGCACCTGTAGGACCAGTTTCTCCAGTAGGTCCCGTCTCACCTGTAGGACCAGGTACAGTAGAATCTGCACCTGTAGGTCCTGTATGACCAGTAGGACCTGTAGGTCCCATAGTTCCTGAAACAGTTTGCCACTCAATATATCCTGAAGTATCAACACCTAGAAATTGACCAGCCTCACCTACGACTTGATTTAGAGGTGCAATTTGGTTTGTTAATAAAAGTGAAGTACCAGCATTAGCCCCAACAAATACACCCACACTTCCAGGATTCAAATATATATTATTAGAATCTATACCAATCGAAGCACCGGTAGTCGATAGAAGTATACCAGCTCCATTAGTTATATTTCCATTGAAATCTAAACTTCTGTTAAAACTCGTAAGCTTAGATACACCATCATACACCAGTCCAGTATTGCCTAATAAATTTCCATTACCATCTGTATACTGAACTGCACCAGTAGGTCCATCTGGAAGAACACTAGGACCAGTAGGCCCTGTCTCACCGTTAAGACCATATGGTCCAGTAGGACCAGTATGACCTGTAGGACCTGTTACCTGAGAATCAGCTCCAGTAGGACCTGTGTCACCTGTAGGACCCGTATCGCCTGTAGGACCTGGTACCTGAGAATCAGCTCCAGTAGGACCTGTGTCACCTGTAGGACCCGTATCGCCTGTAGGACCTGGTACCTGAGAATCAGCTCCAGTAGGACCTGTGTCACCTGTATGAC